GATAGCTGAATATAGTGTTAGGGTAAGAAAGACCGTAAGTTGTGGATGTTGGGGTGAGAAATTAAGGAAAAACCCTGAGATCAACAAGGAAAAAGGACGGTTAGGAGGACGAGCAGTGAAAGGCAGGAAGCCAGAAATCAAAGACAAGGTTTTGATACGAGATTGTTACTCACGAAAAGGATGGAGGACGGCCCGAACAAAATGGGTCACACTTGAAGAATTAAGACAAATCTATGCAGGCGAAATCCCAGACCCTTTTGCGTGAACAACGCCAAATTGAAACCGCCGCTTGGCGGGAATCAATAGGCAAACTTCACAAGAACACACTCAAGAATAACAAGATCGGCATCGGTTCAATCAACCGTGACTCTCGTAAAGTCATGGGCGAAGGGGTTCGGGTTCTAGCAGACGAGATCCATCTAAGGAAAAAGGCAAAGGTTGGGATGCCTGCAAAGTATTCCAGATTTCTCCAAAGCCACAAAATATCCCCTCGTACCGCCGCATACCTCACCTTTAAGGTTGCAATGGATTTACTCAGTCAGAGTACAACCCATTACTATGACCAGTTCTGTCGGAGAATCGGGGCAACAATTGAAGACCATGCTCGGATGCAGAGTTTTGCATACCAGCGCAAGAACCTGTCCTATGCGACTCGGATGGTTAATATCCGAAAAGCGAATAGCCGTGCGGTCAGGAGAAAAAATTTAATTAAGGCCGAGAAGATCGGGGGTTTAGTCTGGGACGATTGGAATCTGAGGACAAAACAGGAGGTCGGTCAGTTCCTGGTTCATTGTATGCGTATACGAACAGGCTTGATCGAGTTCCCTGTAGTCGGTACGGCCCCGAAGTTACGGAAATACGCCCGGCTTACAGAGTCAGCAGTTGAGTGGATGAAGGACTTACTCAACGAGGATACCCGCCGGTCTAGCCTGACCCCTCCTGCATTGAAGGAACCAAGGAAGTGGAAGGGCGTATTCAACGGTGGGTATTACACCGATGCGCTCAAGTTCCCGGCAATCAAACTTAATTCATCACGTTATCTCAGGGATGCGAATGCGATTGAACAACCGAGGGAATATGCCTGTCTCAATTCGTTGCAGAAAACTAAATGGGCAGTTAACAACAGGCTTGCCGTATTAATTCAGCACTGTCTTGAGGAGGACATCAAGATAGGGGGCCTGCCCGGTACAGATGTCGAAGTCCCCGCAAGCCCGTTTCCAAACAAGATCCCTAAAGCCCAGATGGATGAGTCCCAACTTGAGGTCTTAAAGGAATACTCACTTCATGCCCGAAGGGTCAGGGAGATGAATGCCAGTAACAGATCGATACGCTTACACCTAGTCCGTTGTATGCAAGCGGCGAGAGCGTATGAGCATCGGGCGTTCCACTACGTTTATTATTCTGATTTCAGAGGGCGTAAATACCCTGCCTATTCTCCGATGTCACCTCAAGGCCCGGACTTCTCAAGGGCTTTACTCCTGTTCCGCAAAGGTCTCCCATTAAAATCCAAAGAATCCGAACTCTTATTCGCATCTCATGGCGCAGGGATGTATGGGAACGACAAAGTATCCCTCTTAGACAGACACAAGTGGGTGCAAGAGAACGAGCAGATTATAGTTAAAGCCGCCGAGTCCCCCCTTGAGTGGCAGTGGTGGACAGAAGCCGACAAGCCTTTCCAGTTCCTTGCATTCTGTTTTGAGTGGGAGGGGTATCAGAAGGATAAGAAAAAGTTCAAGTCCCAACTTCCAATCCAGATGGATGGAAGTAACAACGGCTTGCAACACTTTTCGGCCCTCATGCTTGACCCGGTGGGCGCACACCTGACCAATCTCATGCCTAGTGAGGTTCCCCAAGACATTTATCAAGCCGTGGCAGATGAAGTGAATGAACTGGTGCAGGTTGATGCGAAGTTAGGAAACTCAATCGCAAAAGGCTGGTTGGATTGGGGAGTGGACAGAAAGATTTGCAAACGACCTATCATGATAATCCCTTACGGCGGGACTAAGACTGCCATGCGCCAGTACGTTTCCGAGATGGTTGAGAATGGCCTTGCTTCAGGGAAGAAATATCCTTGGCAGGCAACAGGCCCCCGGCCTACCGGCTGGAAAGAAGCTGGCTACTTAGCTGACAAGATAGATAAATCCATCCAGAAGGTCATGGGATGTGCCAACGAAGTCATGGATTGGGTCAGAGATGCCGCACGGGAGTATGCTTACAACGGATTACCACTAACGTGGGCAAGCCCAAGCGGGTTCCGAGTTCTTCAAAACTACCTCAAGGTGACGACAAGGCGAGTCTATACCGAATTAGACGGTACGTTCATCGCAACCCGAATGCCTTCTGAGACTGACGAAATCCAAACCCGCCGGGCAGTTCAAGGATCTTCCCCGAACTTTGTCCACTCTCTAGATGCATCACACCTGACCCACACTGTTCTCGATTGTGCCGACCAGAAGGTGAGCGACATGATGGTGATCCATGACTGCTTCGGAGTTCATGCCGCCAATGCGGGGAAGCTCATGAAGACTCTCAAATACCAATTTGTGCAACTGCACCAACCCAATCTCCTGCATAATTTGAAGGAGCAACTAGAATCGTATGGGCCAAGCCTGCCCCCAGTTCCACGGCGAGGTGAGTTGGATCTGAAACAAGTCCTGAAATCTAAATATCTATTTTCATGAAACCAATCCCACTCCAGAAATCTAACTTCAGAAGCAAACTTGAGAAGCGTTATGCCGAGCTTCTGGATCTCCATGTTAAGTCTGGTGTTTTATTAGATGCGAGGTACGAAGCCATCAAATTGCGGATAGGCGATAACGTACACTGGACACCTGACTTTTTCCTGACCTACCCAGACCGATTTGAGTTTCACGAAACAAAGGGTTTCCGCAGAACATCAGCGATGGTGAAGATCAAGGCCGCCGCACAAATGTATCCGCACTTCAGGTTCGTTCTTGTTGAAGCAGGCAAGAAAACAGGGGAATATATTTTTAAAGAATACAAAGCATACGAGGAAAAATAATGGGTTTAGTCCTAGAGCGTAAACTGAATGAAGAAATCATCATCTCATCTGAGGGGCAGGAGGTCGCCCGGTTCGCAGTAGTTCGCAAGATGGGGCAACGCCGGTTCCACATCCTAATCGAAGCAGATCCCAATGTTGCAATTACAAGAGGAGAAAGAATTAAACCTGAACTTGATGGACTCCCCGCAGTGGACAAAAAGAGATGAAACGAATTTCATAATCATACATAGCTCACTTACGAAAGGTGCAGAAGACGAGGGCGTAGACTTCATGCGTTCCCTGCACATGAGACAAGGTTGCGTTGATGTAGGATACCATTTTGTCATTAGGCGCAACGGAGTGGTAGAAACAGGAAGACCTCTTCATTCGATAGGCAACCACTGCCCACACGCTGATGAGCAATCCGTGGGGGTCTGCCTTATTGGAGGGGGAGACAAGAAACGCCAACCTAAAGCCCCGGACTACACAATCGCTCAAATGGCTTCGCTTGCATACACCTGTCTGTGTCTAGTGCGGATCTATCCTGAAGCAGAGGTTGTCGGACACAACCGATTCAGCCCTGAAAACCAGTGTCCTGTCTTCAGTGTTCCCGATTGGTGGGCCGAAATATCATTTGAACAAAATCAAATACATACGACTAATCATGCCGATCAATTTCCCCTCTCTGAGTAACTACAAAAGGAAGACTGAAACCGTGAAGAAAAAAATATATCTGCCCGGAAAAGATTGGGGTATTCAGGAGCATTTAATGGCTGAATTGAACCGATTGTACCCGGATCAAGCACCCTCCATCGACATGGAAATGAAAGACATTTACTTCCGTGCCGGACAGGTTTCAGTGGTTCGTAAACTGGAACAAATGCAAAAGGATTAACATGAGTTGGTCAACAACGGCTATGGCATTGGTATCACTTTATGCGGCATATACTGCAAACCAAAACCAAGAAAGAAACAGGGAAATAGCCGAAGAAAATCAAAAAAAACGTGAAGCGTGGCAACGGCAACAACAGGCTAGAGCAGATGAGTCACAAGAAAAGTCTGAGATTGATACACGCAACGAACTGTTAGCAGGGATGGACGGTGGCCCACAACTCGACACGAAGGCCAGAGGACTAGGCTTGAGGAAGAGGGTACGTAGAGACACGCTTTCCCCCAAACCTCCTGGTGGCTACCAAAAACAAAGTTACGGCTATAGCACGGGTTATTCAAAGGCGACTGCATAAATGTTTAGAATGCTGGATCAAGAAGAGATCCAATATAATTGGGATGAATATTCAGGAGCTATTGTTAAAGCACTAAATGCTTCAATAGGGGCCGAAACAACTATAGGTTCTAGTGATAATGCAGTGGGACAGATATATAAAAAGCTCACTAACCCATTCAACTCTTCGATGCAGTTGTGGGTAGTCGAGGAGGAAGATGCTATCAACTACGTTGTGTTAACACAGTTACAGCAATGCGAGTTTACGGATCGCAAGAGTCTTGTATGGTTTAGTGCCACTAGGACTCGTGATGTCGATGCGGCAGATATGGTCAAAGCTTATGAAGAAGGTGAAAGAGGTTTGAAAGACTATGCATCCAAAAACGA